CACTTAGAGGCGGGTGACGTAGATAGAAGTAAGTACGAGAAACTCGCCAAAACGGGTAAAGTTGCCCGTTTTTGATCTAAGAAATTAACAATGGAGCGAGCACTTGACGAAACCCGTCAGGCGACGGATCTCGCCAAATTCATAGAACTCTCAAACAAAGATCCGCGAGCCGAATTTGAGGCCAAGGTTCTCGCAGGACGTATCCAGACGCGGGATGTAGCGGCTCGCATCGTCGCAGCCATCAAGGCGATTGCTCCTGAAATGGTTGAGGAGCATCGCCTCACCGTCATCTATCCAGATAATATCCGAGTACATGTATTGGGCGTCACCCACATCCACAAGGTCTGTGTCGCAAAATCGTTCAAGAATCTTCCGCTGGACGTGGAGCGGAAAACAAGATACTTTGAGAGTGGGGAGAAAGATACGATTGACGTCCCCGACTTCTTCTGCCGCTTCACCCTGAAGTCCGAGAAACATCTGAAGAAAGACTTTAACGGCGACCCTGATGATCCCAAGGCCCAGATCCGCATGATTCATCGCCAGTCGTATGCCGTCCCAGGCGGAGAGTTCCGTATTGATATGTCTATGGTGAAGACGAAGGCGTCGGTGAAGGACGGGATTCGCGATGTCTTGAAGAACCAGCCATTCTACGAATTGGAGGTGGAGTACACTCCTCGCAAGGAACCTCGTCCGCCCAAGGAGATCATGCGATCGCTGTACACGATTCTGGAGGCCCTGGTGGGAGCGTACCAGGAGACAAACCATATTCTGCCGCTGTCGGACCTGCAGCGGTATGCGGCGGAGTTCAAGGCGTCGTCCAATATGTTCTACAATCCCATCACGCTGGAGCGGAGGCACATTGTCGCAGATCGCCCGAACAACATTCTGAAAGGGTACACGGTGACCAACAAGGCAGACGGTCAGCGGTGTGGGTTGTATGTGACGCGGGACAAGCGTCTTCTGCGAGTGAACCCAAACGGGCAAGTGGTGTTCACGGGCATCACGGCACGAGGCGATACGCACATGAACGACTTCTTTGATGGGGAGTACTTGCCGTCACACAATCTGTTCTGTATCTTCGATGTGTACCGTTACAAGGGTCGGGATGTGAAGTCCCTACCCTTATTCACGACGGACGAGGATGTGAAAAAGAATCCAGGGTCGTCCCGGCTGGGTACGGCGATGCAGTTTATTCGGGATATTCCGGAGGATTTCGTGAAGGAGTCGGAGTCGTCGTTGCGAATTGATACAAAAATGTTCCTGGCGGGAGACGGAGCGGCGATGGAGGAGGCGATTCGGCGGGTTCTGGATACGCAGTTTGAGTACGAGACAGATGGTCTGATCTTTACTCCCCGGACTTCTCCGGTGGCTCCTCCGTCCGATGTGAAGGGTAAGGTGTGGATGCGAGTGTATAAGTGGAAGCCGCCCCATCAGAATTCCATTGACTTCCTGGTGAAGTTTGAGGAGGCAGCAGCATACGATGTGGGTCGGAAGCAGATGGTGAAGAAGGGGTCGCTGTATGTAGGACGGACACCGGGCGTGGATATTCTATATCCGTGCGAGACGTTGACGGGGGAGTACGTTCCTCCGAAGCTGCCGCAGGAGTTCCTGAAGCTAGGAGAATCGGGAAGCCGTGTTCCTTCGGTGTTCCAGCCGGCTGCCCCACGTGATCCGGATGCCTACATCATCAAGGTCCCGCTGAACGACAAGAATATGCCGATGGACCAGGCGGGAGACAAGGTGGATGATAATACGATTGTGGAGTGTGCGTACGATACCGATAAGCGTGAATGGACGGTCATGCGGACACGGTACGACAAGACGTATCGGTACCGAGTGCTGGGACAGGCCGAGTACGGCAACGATATCAATGTCGCCGACTCTATCTGGACATCCATTCATGTTCCGATCACAGAGGTGATGCTGAAGTCGCTGGTGAGCAGTCCGCCAGACGATACGTTTGAGGATGATATGTACTACCGCGACGACGTGGATTCGCGGGACCGTATTCTGAAGAACGTGTATGGGTTCCACAATCGGATTAAGGAGGACCAGTACAATTCGTACGTGGTGGCGGGGAATACGCTACTGGAGCTGGCGGTAGGGAGGGGTGGAGATATGCACAAGTGGCGGCGATCGAAACCGTCAAAGGTTCTGGGTCTGGACATCTCACTGAACAACCTCTCCATGCCTCGGCAGGGGGCGTGTGTGCGGTACTTGCAGGAGAAGAAGCGGTCCAATGAGTACATGCCGAAAGTTCTGTACGCCCAAGGGGATATGACGAAGTCGTTTGAGGAGCAGGAGTCCAAGTACTTGCAGATCGTGTTTGGAAACGAACCGGCCACGACGCCGTACCTTGCTGAGTTCCGGAATATCCAGGATTGGGATCTAGTGGCGTGTCAGTTTGCCCTCCACTATGCGTGTGAATCGGAGGAAACATTCAAAACATTTGTGGGAAATCTGAAGCATTGTAAGAGTGTGTTCTTCGGGACATGTCTGGATGGAAAGGCGGTGTACACCCTTCTAGCGGGGAAGGAGCGTCACACATTCCGGTCGCAGGGGAAGACGTTCGCGGAGATCACGAAGAAGTATACGGATGAGGGAGAGTGGAAGGACGAGTTTGGGCAGCAGGTGGATGTTCTGCTGGAATCTATTGTGAAGCCGACACCGGAGTTCCTGGTTCCGTTTGAGAGTGTGATCCGGATCATGGAGAATGCCGGGTTTGAGCCGATTGATAGCAAGATGTTCGGAGACATCTATACCACCCAGAACCGCGTTGTTCTAGAACAGGCAGAACAGGATTTCAGTTTCCTGTACCGGACATTCGCCTTCAAGCGTGTATCGGCAGCAAAGACGGAGGAAGAACTCGCCAAGAAGGATGAGGTCGTAGAGGAAGAGGTGTCCGAGGAGAAGGAGAAGGAGAAGGAGAAGGAGGAGGAGGTCAAGGCACCGGTTGCGACGGCACGGAAGCGAAAAATCTCTGCGAAGGAGCCAATTACAGCTCTGCCCGATATCCTGTTCTTCTTCTCGAAGGAGCCTGAGAACAAGGAACTATCAAACTTCTACGAGACTAACTTCAAGATTGATGGAGTGGAATACAAGTCGGCCGAGCACGCGTTTGAGGCGATTAAGGCGAAGACGTTCGGTGACGACGAAACGTTCGAGAAGATTCTGAAAGCCAAGTCTGCACAGTCGGCAAAATCGTTTGGAAACAAGGTGAAGGATTTCAAAGAAGAGACGTGGGCGGAGAAGCAGGATGAGGTGATGAAATCGGTGGTGCGTGCGAAGTTCACGCAGAATCTGGAACTGCGCAAGAAACTCTTAGATACGGAGGACAAGCTGCTCGCAAACGCGGACTCGCGCGATAAGTATTGGGGTATTGGAACCTCGGCGAATACGTCAATTGCGAAAGATCCGAAGAAGTGGAAGGGTGAGAACAAGCTGGGAAAGATGCTGGAAGAACTGCGAACACAGATGAAGGCGGAGTAACGAAGCCCGAGGTACGAGTGGAGGAGTAGAGTAAAACGGACTCAAACTGTATTTTTCCATTGGAGATCAACTGACCTCAACACAATGGAAAAGTATATTTATGCTCAACATATCCCCACAACTAATCCTCTCAATACATCTATGCATCATGCAATTATTCTCAAGGGCAACAAGGTCTTGGCGTCCGCATTCAATAAGGTGGGTTCCAGATCAAAGGGGTGTGGGTACTGGGAAAAAACGATTCACGCAGAAGTGAATGTTGTGAAGAGTCTAGGAGATCTCTCTCAGCTCAAGGGTGCTACGCTCATAGTGGTCAGACACGGAATTGATGGAACTCTTAGGTGTTCTAAGCCGTGCAAGAACTGCGAACGTTTCCTGCAAAAATGTATGGATGAGTACGGTCTTCGCAAGGTTATTTATTCTTAGAAATCCGCTTGTAATACTCCTCATACGTCTCCTCCTTCGGAACAGATTCCTGGCGGGTAAGCGGCTCTACCCAGCGTCCATAGAGCTTTTTTCCCACTTCCTTTGAGGCTTCATCCTCGGTAATCTCTCCCTTCTCAACCCGACGCTTCTGGTTGAGCATGTAGAAAAAGGTGGCGTCCAACTTGTCCTCTAGATGAAGGAGGAAGATGGAGGGGTAATTGAAGTGGAGCGTATGGTTCTCAGCAATCAGCGTCTTAATGTACTCGGATGGATTGCTGGTCTTGAGAGCGGCGTGCTTCTTCTTGCTATCATCCATATTGCGAACCATAGCCTGAATCTCGGTCGCGTTATGGAAGATGTCGGAGAAGTTATTCATATCGTGCATCATGGTATTGTTCCCTTTTCTATTCTAGCCTGTAAATAATACGTAAAAATGACCACAGTCAATAACGGGGTCATTATCCCACCCAGGCCCGCCATAACAGAACCAGGAGTCCCTGTACCTATTAAACCTGGATCGGCGATTACAGCGGCCGGACTCGCAAATGCGGAAAAGACAGCGGTGCAGGCTGAAGCTGTCCAGAATCTAGGTGGAAAGGTTGGTGGACGGCGGGGGAAGGTGGCATCGCTTGCTCGGGTTCGTCGTTTAATGTTGCTGGGAGGTAGCAAGATTCCAGCGGGACAGATTGAGGTGAAGCATGTTCCCAACATGGTCTCGTCGGGAAGTGTGAACGCCAAGGCGATGTATGCCGGACTTCTAGAGACTCAGAACCAGTTGGCGGCGGATGCCCAGTTTGATGCACTTGGTCAATCATCTCCTCAGCAGGTGGCTCCTCTCCAGGCTCAGGGTGGACGTCGTCACAAGAAAAAGAAAACCCGAAAACATCATAATGGCCGGGCTAAGCACACAGGTGTACGCAAATCTCGGCGGTCTACTCGCCGGTCTCGTCGCATTCGTTCTCGTCGCGCTTAGTTACTTCCTCTTTTCTAAGCCATTTACCCTAGGTATGTCTACAGTTGTACCACTCGTCTTAATTAATTTGTTTTTAGCAGTGTACCTGATCATCATGATTTATTACAACTCCGAGTTTCAGACGAAGGTGGAGGTATAGATAAGGCATACGTAGTCAAATGAGGTTCAAGAAGTTTGACGAATTCGTCGCAATCTTCCTGAGACTTCAGGGCAGTCAGGTTAATCTTTCCCGTACGGAAGACACACGCAGTCCAGCGTTGAGGAAACACGATTTTCACACAGGGAGAAACATCTGGCTCAAACTCGGCTTGAATACCCTTCTCCTGAAAGTATCGCTGGAGGGCTACTCGGGAGATGTTGAGGGTATCCTTGAAACCCGTTGAGTAATTCATGAGAAGAACCCGGCGTTTAAGATCATCCCACCCGCCTTCCTTGATGCAGGCTGCATGCATATTGGATTTCAGAATTTCAATTGTCGTTGTTTCATACCGGCTATCTAGAACTCCAGTCATATGAAAGACGCCATTATGGAAGATTTTCACAGTGATTTCCTTTTCGGGAAGTTCTCCGCCGGCATTGTTGAGAACAACAACCGTTACCGAATTGTGCCCGAATCCAGAGGTAGTTGCAGCCTTTGGATTCCGACGCTTGATCCGATCACGCTTGGATTCGCCTCTACGCAGAATCCCTCGCTTTTCGATTTTTATGATTCCGTCTTTTAGGGGCATGTTGTTCAACATTTCGTCCGTGTCCAGCTTCATCGGGTACGTGTGGAGAACCACCATCGTGGAGAGTCTCGGATGTACTAGCATTTGCATTTCGGTCAGCAGGGAGTATCTTGTTCTCTCCTATGACCGTAAGTCGGTCGGTTCCGTTTTTCCAGGAATAGGGGAGGAGGAAGGGGTTGCTTACGACTATGGACACCGTGCATCCGCGAAACGCTTTCCTGCACCGAGTATCGTGCTGGGGATTGAGCATAAGGATGGGGTCAACGTAGCCTGCATAAATGAATGCTCCGGGGAAATGGGATTGAACAGTTTCGATCTCACGAACAAGATCGGTTGTAGATGTTTTAGAGAGATCAGTGTACCCTTTTGGAAGATCCAATCTTGCTAAACGGTCACATTCGACAAGATTGAGTCCAGCATAGACCCACAGCATCGTTGTTGTATACTACAGATTAATGCAGTGTAAACAGAAACCGCGACTGATGAATATCGGCCAAAATTTCGTCGCGAATGTTTAGAAGATCAGTATCCTCCTTCTTCAGCAGCTTGGGAAGACGTTTAGTGAGCCAGGCAACCGCGTCGGTAAGGAGTTTGGGAGCCTTGGCGTCGGAAGCATCATAAATCTGGAGTTTACCCAGAGATGCAGTGAATTTTGGGCGTCCGTAGCGGCCCATATACGCTTCTGTGAACTTATCAATATTCGTATCAAGACTGGTCACCAGATCGTCGGTCGCCTTGTGACGGCCGAAGGAAAATGTCTGCCAGTGGTACAGCTTCACTTGATTACGCAGAATCAATAGAACATGAAGTATTTCTGCCGACATTTATATGTTCTTTGTGAAATAAATAAAGATGAACCCGTACCCATCAACTGCAAAAAAGGTCTGGCGTAAGATTCGCAAGACCATTATTATTGATTCCCGTGATCGCCAGGTCACAACCACTTCATCCCCAGGCAATTACACAGTGATCTTTCCGACCGTTTACTCAAATATTTATTCCGTAACCCTGCGGTCCTACGAAGTTCCGTTCACGTACAATCAATTTGCAGCATGCCAAAATAACACATCATTCTCCATGACGTACAATTCATCTGGAGGAACAATAACGTCAACAAGAACAATTACAATTCCGGATGGAAACTATACGATTACCACGCTTCCGTCATTCCTCACTCAGAACATGAATGCGGCATTTGGAACCACTGCAACAAGAGCTCTGAATGCGTACTGGAACCCAACCACCGGTCTGGCGTCTATCTATAGCACAATTTCTGGTGATTCGCTATCTCTCAATTTTTCAGCATCCCAGAACATAAATTGTGGTACGGGGCAGGGGGTTTCATACTCAACTGGATGGGGATTTGGATACTTTCTTGGGTTTTATCAGAGCAATTATACATCGTCCAATACGCCAATTATCACTGCAGGCAATACTCTTTCGGCTCTAACTGTTGCGAATGTAACGGGTAATTTTATCATGAACACGAATCCGGATACGTATATTCTAATGGATATCCCGGGGCTCAACAAGATTGACGAGACGGGGATTGATGGGAAATATGCAGGTCGTATTGATGGCGCCTTTGCTAAGGTTCCGCTCACAAACAATACGGGGGAGTACCTATTCTATCAGGATACGTCAGGACCGTCTCCGCTCAATCAGCGGGTGTACAATCCTCCCATTTCCAAACTGGACCGCATCACGGTGCGTTGGCGCCGTCATGATGGCCGTATAATTGATTTCAACGGTGGCGAGCACTCGTTCACGCTAGAACTAGAGCTCCTGGATAACAACTTTGACGAGTATTCATCATTGGATTTCAGTCGTTAGTAGATTGTGGTGAGAGCACACTGACCAGTCTGGTTGTTTAGTGCGTTTGTCTGAGCTGCGATTACCACCTTGTTAGCATTCTTCTTCAATCCAAAGCGAATACGAGTGCTGAATGGCTGAACCACGTGGTAAGCAGGGCGGCTCTGAGGAGGAGCACACTCAATCTGCTTAGGGAACGTGACGTTATCGTTGAGGAGGGTCGAGCATCCAGCCGACGCGATCTTAAGTTTTGTTTGGTGATTGAAAAAGTCGGAAGAATAAGCGTTACCCGCTATACGAGCAGTGATAGTGGCTGACGTATTGAGAGGGACAGTCCCGCCGCCCTTCATGACAGGGTTAGGTTCACGAGTCACAATTCCTGTGCGAGCGGTTATCATAAATGGATCTAGCTCGCGGGAGGCCAGCTTACGGACACGAGCAGTATACTCCGAACTGTCCTGGAGATTGATGGTGTTCACGGGGGGAGCGTTCAGGGCCTGTTCAATGGCTTTCTTGCGCATAGCAAGGTGTTCATTAGACGAAAAAGGTCGGCGGGCCTGGAAAGTGGGCTGACGAGCAACAGCACTATTATCATGAGGCCAAGGTGTCGGTGATGCGACAGACATATATATTATCTTACTGCTCACAAAAGTTCTACGTGAGTCAGGAAATGACGACGGCAGCACTCGCGGGTCAGACCTAGGGTATCCATGGCCCGACCCTCGGCCGTCTTCGTCGTCGTCTTGGTAAGGTAAGGAATCGTATCGCCCGTCCGCCCATCGGCCTTCTTCCCGTTCTCAACGAGTTCTACATACTTGAGCCATTTGCCCGCGAGAACGTTGTTGCATGTGTAGCAGCGAACATCAATCGGCATCTTTGGTCTATGTCCTTGTCTTCCCTACGCATATTTCTTGTTCCGTTTTAACAAAGAAGGCGAACATGCTGGCTACACCCAAAGATATTCAGGCATCGGTCGTCGTGATTGCTCTCTACGCGTTCACGGCGATCGTGGGAACTCCACGCCTTGTTCTGGACGCACTCGTAGCTCAACCGATGTTTGCCCGCATCGTTTGGCTGTCGGTGATTGTCTATGCTCTCTACTACAAGTTTTACCTCACGGCTGTATTCCTAGTTGTCCTGGGAATCCGTGCGACGTTTGATGCGGATATGTCGTATGCGTTCTCGCACGACGGTATACTCGCCAAGTATGCGGCTCTCCAGAAGAACGATCCCCGCTTTGATGCGACCACGGAGGTTGATCTCAAGATGGCGAACGAGACACTGGCGTACGATCCCGCACGGTGGCTGGATCCTGGTCGCTCGCCCATTCCCCTGCTCCTGTTCCCGCCTACCCCTCAGCAGCTCTCAATGATCGGGAACAACGGTCAGTGAGGAAGGTGGTGCGGGAGGTGTAGGGGGAGAAGGAGGAAAAACAGGGTTCTTCAAGGGGTTGTGAGGAAGATGCCGTTTATAATAGGTTAGAACGGGAGAGGCAGGAGGTTCCGAGATCTGCCGAACAATTCCTGGCGGAGGCTTTGACGACATATTCACGTGTATGTGGTCCAATTCTCCTACAATCTCTGGCTTTTCTAGCGTAACATTGGATTCAACTTTTTCGTTGAAGCGGCGTATAATGTTGGAATGAATGACTGGACACGATTCTTCTAATCGATCCTGTTCTACCCGAATCACCTTTAGAAACTCTTGGGCATTGGTTCGTTGGTCGCGACGCAGAGCCAGTTCATTGGAAATGACGCGATACAGTTTTCCGTAGGCGATGGAGGCAATACGATGACCTTCAGAGCATTGAGGAGCTTTAATCAGTTGGTTGATAGAGGTGAGCACTCCTGTGGAAATCGTAACTATTCCAACAACTATGGTAATGTATGTTTGGGCAGTTGGATTCAGTTGAGTGAGACCGATAGTAGTAGCTCCAGCGAGAGCCGTGAGAGTTACGCTGGGAATGGATAACCAAAAATTCCAACGATCATAGTAAATTTGGGATTGGGTATGCATCCATCGCATGCAATTTGCCTTGTCTCCGATGGACGCCAAAAGAGTTTCGTGAGCGCTGTTCCAGCTATTCGCGATATCGCTGGACGATTCTGAAGTATCTTCTAATTTTTTAAGGGACTCATCCATTATTATTATATAGTTACCACGCAAGTTCTAGTTCCGAGAGACTCCAGAATTCCGAGCGACCACCAGGAAGTTCACGGTGGATAATCAGGGGCAACTTACGCTCCAGAATCTCACGCTCGGCAACCTTCCAAAGCAAACGCGGATCGTCGCGATTGAATTCTTGGATCGGAACCATCGGAGGAGCGCCTTTGGACAGCAGGTCTACGCGCTCACCCAGAAGAGCGGTATACTCATACTTACTAAAGTATGGAAGAGTAATCCGCGGAGTCTCCTGGGCCTTGATAATGTCGTCACGATAGATGAACTTGACCATTTGGTTGGTTGTGTTATTGAAAGAGCAGGACAAATTTCGTATCCATTTTACATACACTGCTTTCCGCCCGCCTTGTATCCGTGGGCCTCGCCGACATACGCACGATCAGCCAATGCAACCTTTGCCGTTGTAGGGGATGTACGCTTGGTATACACCGCCAGGGCATTCAGGCGGCGGTACACAGTAAGGGCACCGTCATGCTTGACTGCCGCATTCAGGGCAATGTGGCGACTGCGGGCGGTCTTGGAAGTTCCATAACCGTAGCGAGACAGGGCGCCTTTCTTCAGGGTTCCAATCCCCTTGCCTGGTCCCTGGTATCCGCGAACGCACGTGGTCGGACGAACTTTCACGGCACCAACACGGGTTAGAGTCTTGCGAGTATGTGCTTTACGCGTATGACGTTTACGTGGGTGAAACCCTTTCTTACAAGTAGCCAGAGCCATGTCTTTACTCAATACTCTGGAAAGAATCTTTGAGAAGGAGATTGGAGAAGCCGAAAATCGGGCGTTTGAAAGGGGGAGAAGGCGTGGATATTATGAGGGAATGTGTATTGCGATGTTCGCAGCTGCGATTGGAAACTTCTTAGTGGTTGCGCCGTTTCTGGGTCAACAGACGCGGGACCTTATCGCAACGAACCTTTCGAAGTGTCTTACCGTGTGGCCACAGGAGTCGTGTAGTGCATACTGCAATAGCCCCACTTTCCTTCGATGACCCTTTACGAGCTTTCAGTGTTTTCCTGACTTTCTTAATACATCCGCAAAACTTCTTGGCGGCCGTTCGCATTGTTCTAGACTGGGAAAAACGGATCGGGGAAACCCGATCGTAAGAGACAGTATATACGACCGAAAATGAACAGTACTCTGACCACTGCACTCCTCATGAATGACTCGGTTTCGCAAGCGTACGTCTACGCCCTACAACACATGAATATGACCAACATTATTGATGGGCTAAAGCAGGCCATCAATAATCCTGGGAAGGAGACGAAGATTGTGCTGTTTGACTACTACCGCACGGCCCAGTACCACAATGACGGGTACTGGCAGCGTCAACAGCTCCAGAACGGGGATTATCTTGACGAGACGTTTCATACGGGTCTATTTGATGTGCTCTACCATATGTTCGGGATGTCCTGTCGCACTCTGTTGATCTATGATCGCCGCAAGTACAACTGTGACGGCCATTTGAATCCTCATGTCCGTCAAGTCGTGCTCTCCATTGTCTAATTCTCTGGTGGTGGTGGAGGAGGAGGAGGCACATGGAACTTCGCCTCAAATGGATTATGAACTGCTGCACCCTGGACTTGGGTCGGGCTAAATACGTTACGGGTAGATGGAGACATGAACTTGGGTATTTTTTGGTTGCTGATTGGGGGAACAGAGAATGTACGAGGGCGCGCAATCATCGTGGGTGCGGGTTCCACATCTTCTTGGAAGTAAGCATGAGGAATGTTCATGGTTGTGTGCGACGCTGGGTATAGCGGAGGCGAGGCAATGCGACGAGGACGGTTGGCCATGTGGTAAGACACGAGAATAGTTGCTATCATACCCAACAGAGCACCTCCAGTTGCGGAACCTACGATGATTCCAATATTGTTGGAAGCAGTATTGGCGGCATTAGCGGCGTTGGCGGAAGCAAGTTGGGGATTGTTGGAAGGAGTGTTGGTCACCGACTGAGTTCCCGTCTGAGAAAGAAGGAGGCCAGGAGTATTGGACACGGTCGGTGCTGCTGTCGCTGTCGCCTGAGCAGTGGACGAAGGAGTTGTTGTTGCCTGAGCCGTAGGTGAAGGAGTCTGGGTAGAGGTCCAGGTGGCCGTAGGCGTTGCCGATGACGATGCACCTACCGTTTGGGTCGCAGTCGCGGTGCGTGAACGTGTAGTAGTAGTGGTAGGGGTCGGTAGAGCACGAGAACGAGAACGAGTCGCCGTACCTGTAGTCGTAGGTGTTCCCAGAGCACGAGAACGAGTCGCCGTACCTGTAGTCGTAGGTGTTCCCAGAGCACGAGAACGGGTTGTCGTAGTTGTAGCAGTAGCTGTAGGGTTTCCACCAGCACGTAGGCGAGAACGAGTCGCCGTAGCCGTAGCCGTAGCTGTTAAGAGTCCAGGTCCTAACGCACGCGAACGGGACGCAGTTGGGGTAAACGAAACCGCGGTAGTTGTCGTTCCAATCGTAATCTGGCCCCACCCCACAGAGGCAGCCAATGCAAAAAAGAATAGTTTACGGATCATAACTCTACTTTATCCTTACTCCGCGGAATATTCCTAATTGATTTACATATTAGATTAGGAACGACGAGAAGCCTGTTTCCAAGTCGCATTGCAAACGGTGCACTGATACAGCCACACGAGATTCTGAACGCTCAACTTGTAGCCCACAACATCATTTGATGGGCATCCTTGGGTAGGACACTGAATCGTCTTGAAATGCTGGAGAGTTGGATCGTCCTTCAGATAAGGATTCGCAGCAAGGCGGATGGCTGTATCCTCGCGGAGATTGTGCTCGTAGACAAGAGGATTGTCGTGGGAGATCGCACGAATGTAAGGGCACTTACGGCACTTGAATCCGGCCGTCTCGCCCTCTTCAAGAGCATAAAGACAATTCTTGCAGTCTGGGCAGAAATTCATCCTGTATGCCCTTATATACCTATCTCAGACAGGAATTCGTTTTTCTCAACACGATTTGGTGCGTTCAAAACGGGTTGAACCTCAGAACATTCTCTGAGAAGTACACACACCCTCAAAAAATGTCGGCACCGGGTGGACTGCTCAATTTCCTGGAGAAGAAGAAGGTGACGGGAGCCGGCGAACTACACACCCACCAGACTCTTCCTCCTGCACCCGCCAAGTTCTTTATCGGCGACGATGATCTCCAGGAATTCTACGAGCTATATCATGAATACGTAGCAACCTGGAATAACAAGATCCCTCTGGTTGAATCTCCGCATCCGGCCCTAGGTCTCTGCAAGGTTGATCTGGATTTCCTATACGAGCCCGGGACCACAACGAATCTACATACCCGCGAACAAATAGTCAACTTCTCCACTGAATACGTCAAGACGCTCAAGACCTTTCTGGACTCGCCTGACCCGGTAGAGGTCTACGTCATGGAGAAGAAGCTTCCAGTCAAGAAGGAGAAGGGTATGGGTGGTGGCGTCCATATCATGGTCCCGGCGATGCGGACGAACAAGTACATTGAGATGGCGGTACGTGATATCATGCTCACAAAGATGTCCTCTATCTTTGAGAATCTTCCGCTAAAGGAGAAGGAGTGGTCCAAGGTGTACGATAAGGCTGTTGCCCAACGGTCAAGCGGTCTGATTATGTACGGTGCCGCCAAGCCCGGTGGTCTCCCGTATCTTATTGCTTATCGCGTACTTGTGACTGGAGATGAGGGGGTGGTGGACGACAGCCCTGTTCCGTTCACGGTAGATCTCCTCCGGAAGCTGGATATTCGCGAGCGTGATCCTGCGAAGGAGACACCAATGACGGAGGAGGGCAAGAAGCAGTATGGCGATCTTCCAGATACAGGTCTGGAGAATGTGCGTATCTCGGGTGGGCGAGCAGTTGCTCCGGTTCGCGGTCGTCCTCAGGAGCGTCGTCTACCTGGATCTCGCGAGTCGTCCCCGAACAATATTGTGATCCGTCCGCTGTCGCAAGAGGAGATTCATAATATTCGTGAGCATGTCGCAAATCTCGCAGAGCACCGCACGGCAGATTATAATGAGTGGATTGAAGTTGGTATGTGTCTGAAGAACATTCATCCAGAGCTGTACGATGAATTTGAAGAGTTCAGTCGTCGGTCGGATCAGTTCAATGCTCGCGAGTGCATTGCAAAGTGGAATTCATTCGGGTTCCGCAATCACGGACAGAAGATCGGAATGGGTTCGCTGTTCTATTGGTCCAAGACCGATAACTTCGAGGAGTACAAGAAGATTGAGGAGCGTAATGTCCTTCGCAAGATTGATGCATCCAAGAGCGGAGCAGAGTATGATGTGGCATCCGTCGTTCATTCAAAGTTCCGTGATGAGTACAAGTGTGTAAACTTCGGGAAGAACGTATGGTATCGGTATATCGGCCACGTATGGGTAGAGCTGGACAAGGGTGTTCAGCTTCAGCAGGAACTCTCGGTCACGATCTTCAAGCTCTATATGAACCGCGTAGGGTACTACAGTCAGAGGATTGTGGATGGCGAGGCGTGTCAAGCCAAGGATCCAAAGACGTGCGGCTGTTCGTACTGCAAGGATCTCATCATGCAGCAGGAACTCATGAAGGTTGCGATGCAGTTGAAGAAGACGGCATTCAAGGCGAATGTGATGCGTGAATGTCAGGAGTTGTTCCTGGATGAGCAGTTCACAAAGAAGGTGGACGAGAATCGGACACTGATGGCGTGTGCGAATGGTGTGTTTGATATGGACAAGTGTGTGTTCCGAGACGGGCGTCAGGAAGACTACGTATCCTTCTCGACAAATCTAGAGTACGATCCCGATCGGTCGTACAAGGACTACCGGGAGTGGAAGGAGATTGACGATTTCATGCACAAGATCTTCCCGATCAAACGAGTGCGAGATTACCAGATTCGGCATCTCGCACGGTGCTTGAACGGACATGGGAACCAGAAGTTTCATACGTGGACGGGCGTGGGCTCCAACGGCAAGTCTATGCTCATCTGTCTGATGGAGTCGGCACTGGGGGATTATGCGTGCAAGGTTCCGATCTCGCTGTTGACGCAGGGTCGCGGTAAGTCGGGAGGGGCATCTCCAGAGGTGGTGCGTCTGAAGGGTCGTCGGTTCGTCACAATGCAGGAGCCCGATGAATCGCTGCCCCTAAACACCGGTCTCATGAAGGAGTTGACGTCATCGGAAAAGATCATTACGCGTGATTTGTACGCGGGGTCCAAGTCTATGGTAGAATTTGAGCTCCAGGCGAAGCTGCATCTGGCGTGTAACGACAAGCCGAAGATCAATACGAACGACCAAGGTACGTGGCGTCGTTTCGTGGTGATCAACTTCATCTCCAAGTTCGTTCCAGAGCCTAAGGGTCCGAACGAGTACAAGATGGATATGATGATTGAGCGGAAGGTGAAGTCGGAAGAGTGGGGGCGGTGTTTCCTGGCATTCCTCATTCAGACGTACAAGGCACATGCGAATGAAGAGCTGGTTCCTCCAGCTGAGATTCTGGAGTACACGAATGAGTATCGTGAGGAGAGCAATGCGATCATGAAGTTCATCAATGAGTATACTCGGGTCCCGGTGGAGGGCGAAGAGTTGGTTCCTGTGCGGAAGCCGACACTCACGGACAAGTTCAAGCAGTGGTGGGAGACAAATCGTGGTACTCGGGATTGGAGTATCCAAGGCATGCTCAAAGAGATTGAGACGAAGTATGGGAAGTATACGTATGGCGGCTGGACGACGTTTCAGATCCGCAATGATGTGGATTAAACGCAAAGTGGACGCTTAGTTCTTCTTGGCCTTTTTGGTCTTGCGGCGGCGACGAGGCTCAGAGGAGGCTGGTGTGGGCGCGGCAACCATCGGGCGAGGCCGCAGGAGGTAGCCACGACCCTTCTTCGCGGTCTTACGGCGACGGCGAGGCTCAGAGGAAGCTGGTGTGGGCGGGCGAACCATCGGGCGAGGCCGCAGCAGATATGCACCACCCTTCTTCGCGGTCTTGTGACGACGACCGCCGAACTTCATCTTGCGCGTAACGCCAGAAACAAGGCCCTGTATCTTTCCAAGGAACGACATTTGGTTTATTTACTTACGAGAATGCTTTTTTCCGCGGTGGCGACGTCCACCAGCCTTCTTGGTATGGCTACGCTTACGGCCGCCTTCAAGAGCCTTCTCGGTCTTGGCGCGGTGCTTACGACGACCAGCGGTAGCGGATGGTGTGAAGTCGGACGGCGGGTTGGATGGAGCGGGTTTGGACGCAAAGAGTCCAAAGGGGTCCCACCACTTCTTGTCGGACGAGGATCCCTCGGGGGCGATATAGGGAGACGCGGGGGAGGTCATCGTATAATTACTTGTAGCGTATATTTATTAATTTAGGCACACAAGGTAATGGATACTCGGGCATTTGGACCGAGTGGGTGGCAGTTACTCCACCTAATTGCTCATCAACCCGAACAACCAAAAGAAGCAGAATCCTTTATGATGACGATGAAAGATATCCTACCCTGCAAGTTCTGCCGTGAAAGTACTGCTGTGTTTCTTCATGAAGATCCGCCAAAGCAGCCCCTCTCCAAATGGCTTTATGATTTCCATAACCGCGTGAACAAGAAACTCAGGGATCAGTGCAAGGACGATCCCCGCGTGATCTGTCCACCTGCCGATCCTACGTTTGAAAGCGTGAGTACTCACTATGAAGCCCTCCTGCAAAAGGAACCGAATGCTCCTCCAGGAATGGATTTTCTATTTTGCATTGCGTACAATTATACGCCTACGCCAGAGAAGGAGGGTATTTACCGCCACTTCTTTGACCTACTGTCTGATGTCTACCCCTACGACAATCTACGCGCGATCATGAAGGCACACACAGTCTCATTCTCGTTCACCTCCAAGAGGTCATTGATGAAGAGCGTGTATACCCTGATGAAAAAAATGACGAAGGCTACACAGTCGGAGGCGATTCTTCCATCGTTTGTGGGAGTGTTTCAGCGATATGGATACTATGCGAGTACTTGTAATCGGGGAAAAACGTGTCGCAACGGAAAGCGGACAAAGAAGCGGGATCACCGCAAGACGCATCGGGTCACACATGCTCGCCTTCTACGTTAAAAAAAACATAGGTTGAATACAAATGGCGGTAGACGCGCCTCCAGATTATGAGGCACTTCTTGAGCATCCTGATCCGCAGAAGCGGTTGGATGTTGCCCTATATCTAGCAGTGCGTGCAAAGGATATGGCGGCGATTAAGAAGGCACTTGATGACGGCGCTAACGTGAATGAAACTCCTTATTGGACGCGTAACGGTAGGGCCCCGCTACACATGGCGGCAACGCAGGGGAATGTAGAGCTTGTGAAGTTTCTTATCAGCAAGGGTGCCGATGTGAATATGTCCTCGGGCGGCTGGACGGTATCCACGCCGCTTCATTCAGCATTGAATCAACCAGAGATTGTTAAGATACTTATTGAGGCAGGAGCGGATGTGAATAAGGCAACACAGGTGGATAACAACAGTGCAACTCTTGTAGCACCCCTGACGCGCGCGGCATTTGACCCAACAGATGTTCGGTTAAAATCAATGTCGCTCTTGTACAAGGCGGGTGCGACGATACCTGACCCTATTCCCCCGCGAGCAAAGGCAGGGATTGAAAAATTCAAAGAACGTATCCAGGGTAGGAAAATGGCGGCATTTGTAGAGAAGAATACTGATCTACCCCCAGATATGGGTAGGTACATCGGTAGCTTCTTGGGTGCTCGTCGTCGTAAGGTGAAGAAGACAGTAGCAGGACGTCGTAAATCCAAAAAGGCTGGACGTCGTACACGTAAGCACTAGATCTAGATGAAGTCAACGCTGACGCATGCTCGCCTCATTCACTGATCCTGACGAGGACTCACAATACCATCAAAGCTCCAAGTATGGTAGTGGCTCTTGTATCCCTTGTTCACAACAAGCTCCCCGATCTCTTCAAACCGACCATCTTCAAACATCATTTCTACATCGTCCGCCACCTCCCACCCCCCCTCCTGAATAAGGTGGGTCATCCGATGCCAAATATTATGGAGTGAGATATCCTCAATCACCTTGCGGGTATGATTCACCAGGACGTAACGCCAGCCCATTCTGTTTTGTTGGTGTATACAAACAAAAAAGAGTGGGATGTTCTAGATCCATTTTTAGGATTACTACTTACCCCATGTGATCGTAATACGCTGCAGCCCTGGTCCCTCATCGTAAGAGACAAAGTCGGTCTTCACTAGAAAGTCAGGGAACAAATCACGGATCCTCTTCTCAATCCTGCCGCTGCGAACAGCCTGGTCGTGAATATGGGTGTGGAATGCGTAATACTCCTCCCCAGTAGTCGTGATCTTCCTAATCGCATCATTGTAAATTAGACGAACCGTGATATCCTCCGCCTTAATATGGTAGTCACGCTCCTTACGAGCGGCCTCAAAGTCGGCAAGAGTGAACGGCTTCATAATCTGCGTCATCTTGGTCTTGGTATGCTACTGAAAAAGACTGGGATATTCTAGATTCATTTTCTACGAATCATTCTCCTCCTCATCGGACATTCCGATAGACGTTTCGCCACACCAGTTCTCGAAATCTTCCAACTGCTCCTCCACAAACGCACACACTAGACGATACATACGACCAAGATTGAGATTGAGATCGTTGTCCTGAATCCCAATATGCAGATACGCCTTGAGAAATTGAGGAACCGTCCCAGCCATCAACCGAATATCGTTCTCAATTTTCATAGTAATGTAGTCTCCAAACCGCTTCTTGAACTCTCCTGCATAGATGTCTGCGATATCATACGCTGCATCCCTCTGTAGCCAACAGAGGAAGAAGCGATCGCGGTTATCAGTTTCCATATGGTGCTTCCTCACCGCCTCCGCCACCAAACGAGGAAGATACGACTTCACGAGTGCTAGGCAATTCTTGTAGTTCATCTTGGTATGCTAACCAAAAAGAGAGATCTAGGACCGATCCGTTTTACACGTCTTTCTAAACCACGCACGAGCTTTGGCGGTCTTCTTGTTACGTCGTGTTCGGGATAAGGCCCCGCCTTTAGGCATACCCTGAAGTATAACACCTATGGATTCTGTATTAGGGTATTCTTTCATATTTCCCAACAACATGCTATAATCATTCTTTATCTGCTCCTTTGTAGCTACAGTGTTTGATTTTTCAAAATCAATGATTACAGGTGTAACGGACTCCGTAAGAAGTATATTTTTCAGTTCTAAATCATTGTGTGCTATCCCATGAGAATGAAGCCATTTTATTTGCTTCAATAAAAGTTCGGCAATTTTTACGTCATGAATACCCTTCTTGTATGAATTCCAAGGCACGTTCCTTACTTCGTTTGTAACAATAACACGATTTAGTGTTGTCTTGAAATTATCAACAACCCGAATCCCCCACCACGATGGTAACATTTTTAAAATTTTCACCTCGGTTCTATACGCATCGTCCTGTGCTTTTATTCCCATATCTCCTCCTGGATCAGATGCGTCATGCCATATTGTTTTAGCAACTAATGTCGGGTATCCGTCTTTTGATAATCGTAAAACATTAAAATGACGTGTCGTTCCAATTGGACTAATTCTATAGTCTGGAAACCTCTCCTGTAATTCTTTCATAAAAATACTCTGCATGTTATTAGTTATCCTAGAATAAAAGTACTCATCAGTCTAATTCTTACACGTCTTTCTAAACCATGCACGAGCTTTGGCGGTCTTTTTGGCTTTCCGTACAAGATCAGCATCGGTGGTATAATGTGTCTTGCCGCACGTCAGCATACTGGCGGCACGAGCGTATCCCCACTGCTGCTGCGACGCCCCTGGACGATGGCCCGTTCGCCACGCCGCCATCCCCCGATTGTAGGATGCCCGCACAACTGGGAGGGGGACACCCGTAGCCTTAGAATACGCCTGAAGACCATGGGCTTCTGGGAACTGCTTCTTCCATTCACGAACATACTTAGATGTCCGTGTTTTCACGCCCTTGTCGGTCTTGAAGGGAACGTATGCCCGAGGGTCTTTCCAAGACATCTTGCGACGCCGAGTGGCCGTGCTTTTACGCTGTTTGTTCTGTTTTCGGGTCAGCCCCCTGAAATATCGGGCAGGCCAGTACATTATCCATTGTCTACATCAATTTCTCCAGGGCATGCCTACACGCATTCTGCTCCGCCTGTTTCTTGGTTGTGGAATTTCCCGTCCCAAGAATCTCGCCGTCGGGTTTGCACACGGCCATCGTAAACCCTTCTGCTCCGTCAGACATCATCTTATAAATGGGGGTAAAGCCCATCTTCTGCTGACAGTATTTCTGCATCCGATCCTTGTAATTATCGTCCTCTCGCAGCATCAGGGGAATATCTAGGTGGGTCTCAATCATATTGATCACGAAATCATTCACCATCTGGAAATTCATCCCTGAATCAATCCACAGAGCGGCAATAAAAGCTTCCAGAACATCACCGAGCTTCTCAATGTTCTGACGGCCGTGAGCGGGGACCATTTCCTCCACGTGCTTGGACACCACAAAGAACTTATCCAGACCCAACTTGTCTCGTGCGAGAACTCCCAGCGTCTTGTTTCGCACAATCAACTTCCGAGTATTCGTGAGGAATCCAGGGGCTTCAGACGGATAGCGTTCACACAGGTAATTGGCTACCACCGCACCCAGAATGGAATCACCCCTGAACTCGAGCTGCTCATACGATTCATCCTGGAGATCCATCATGCCTGCAGGACACTTGCCTAGCACGGCAGGTTCGCCCGTCAAGGTCGTATACTCGGAACGACGCACGTAGGTGGAATGAATCATAGCTTTCTGGAAGATCGCGACATTCCTGACCTTGTATCCTGGAATGCACAAGATGCGTCCTACATCTTCTGCAGTCAAGGGAACGTTCTTAGAATTGTAAGGAAAGTATTCATTCGTAGGCGTCATCGTGTTCATGATCTCTTTGTATATACATCCGCCCAACCTTAAAACTGGTTAAATGGAAATCTTCTCTTTTCTACAATCATACCAACGCTGGCGAAACTCATCCTGTCCCTCCCCGCCATTCGGCGGCGCCTTGACCTCTGGACTTCGTGCCTACCATCCATTCGTCCGCACTATGCCGTGAAGTGCAATAATCTAGAGGGAGTGCTAGCAGAGCTGCACAGGGGAGGGGCGGGGTTTGACTGTGCGTCAGCAGACGAAGTCCATCGTGTCCTTCATATCGGAGCCAAGCCAAGCGATACGATTTATGCGAACCCGTGTAAATCGCGCGATGAAATGTTCAAAGTTAAAAAACACGATATTCCCTACATGACCTTCGACAGCAAGATTGAGGGAATTAAAATCACTGAAGAACAACCAGGAACCAAACCAATTCTTCGTATTTTCGTGGACGATAAGGGAGGCGCTCGTATTCCCCTGAACAGCAAGTTTGGGTTCCATCTCAAAGATGTGCACGAACTCTGCGATCGTGAACCTCGCTTTATGACGTACGGTCTTGCTTTCCACGTAGGCAGTGACTGCACGTCTCTAGCCGCCTACAAGTCAGCCATGGAAACTGTTAGGGGGTTCGTTGATGCATTCAAGCATTCGCCCACAGCATTTACCCCCGAACTCCTAGATATCGGCGGAGGATTCTCGGGCTCCGCTGCAAACGACGACTTTTTCCAGAACGACCTAGCACCCTACATTCGCGAAGAAATCAAGTCCCTGCCGTTCAAGAGAGTGATTGCCGAGCCTGGACGGTTCTTCGCCGAAGAATGTTGTACGCTCCAGGTCCCTGTGATTGGAAAGAAAAAGCTACCCAACGGTAAACAATGTATAACAGTCAACGAATCCGTCTATGGCCTATTCTCCGGGGTCTTATTCGATGGCTTCAAACCCACATTTAACTGTATCACACGCAAACCGTGGGCAAGCTGTGAACAGTTTACCATCTTTGGACGCACGTGTGATTCGGCAGACAAAATAGCAGAAGATGTGTGGTTGCCGAACGATATCGACGATTCAGACATCTTAGAAATCAAAAATATTGGAGCGTATTCGTGGGTAACAGCCTCCAAATTCAACGGGTTCCCACTACCGCCTGTAGAGATTATAAATTAAATTAAATTGAATTAAACGAGCGCCTTACGAGTCAGGCGACGAGGAAGAACACGACGGCGTGCACCGCCCTTCTTGCCCTTCTTTGTGAAATAGTGAGCAAGTCCAAGGGCCGTTCCCGCGACCAAAGCATCGTCCACAACGCCCGCACCACCACGGTGCCGACGAGTGTGACGTCCACCGAGACGCTTCTTCTGTCCAAAGCGCTTGGCCGCATACGAGGTTCCTACGGCAAAGAGAGCATCGTCAATAGCACCAACTCCTCCACGCTTCATGGAGTGCTTACGACGATGACGACGGCCGCCCGTGCATCCGCATCCGCCCTTTGTTGTTGCTGTGAGTGACTGATAATCTGCAGGTGAAGACATATTTATATGTTAGGGCGAATTTTTTGAAGAACGTAAGGATGATTCAAGATTTCCTGTTCTTCCAGAGTTGGAATATCCCGATAATTTGGCTGTACCCAACGAGTCAGTGCATGCCAAACAAGTTCTTCTAGAAATTGTTCGCGATCTACTCGATCGGCAATACGAATTGCCGAATAGTCCCAATAATTCCAGGATCGTTCAACGATCGGACGAAACATATCTCGGAGACATCCAAGATATGTATCTGTCTGCTCTCGCACAATGATATCACAGAACGGACATGTGTTACGAAAATACTGACATCCGCGTGGAATATGATAGCTATGACCAGTTAAAAACTCACTCACTATCTTTTTCGTACGGGAGTTGTCCATACGGTATCAGAGAAGACAGAGAGTGTGCTGCGTTACAGAACTCGGCGAAATGAAGGGTTCTATATGTTCTGTAATCTTTACGCAGTAAGCCCTTTTTCTCTAGTGCTTCCTCCAGCCGAAGAAAAACGTCGCGAAGCTCATCTTGGTGCGTCTGTCCATCAGGCGTGACGGTTTGCACCCACTTCTGAACGGGCGTCGTCATTATTATCATCTACATTCACGATACGCTTAAACGCGAACTCTTTTGCCACCATGTCCTTCTTCTTGCGATTCACAATATACGTATGGCATGCTGCAGATGTGTGGGGGCCAGGCGTACGGAAATAGTCATCAAGCATCGTCTGGAGATCGCGAGCACCAAGAGACCAAGGCTTGTTCCACGTCTCGGGACGCTGGACCTTAATGAAGGATCCATCATCCTGGATCTCCAGCTTGTTCACGCCCTGAAACGCCGTCCTCTTCAGAATATCACTCATCTCAGACTCCACGAACTTCTTGTCCTCACGCAGCTTGCTCACACGGCCATTCACAATCTTGAGCTCGTCATCCAGGGTACGAAACTTACGAACGCACTTCACGAGGTCACGCTGATCAAGAGTCGTGGTCATTCTTGATTTGTATGCCCTCCCGTCTCTACCCAAAAAAGACATCCGTTTTGGATAATGGACCCCCGGGAAGTTGAAGCTTTGAGGGTTGCTTACAACAAAGAGCATCCTCACGAACCTCCCGTCAAAAAGGGGGATGGAGCATGGACCGAGATGACTCGTCGCATGAAAGATTCGTGTAAGACAGGGACCCCCGAATGTATTGTACACGCCCTCGTTCAGAAACCCGATGCCCCAATGTCCTGGAACTCCGATCCAATGCAGTGGCTGTCTTCCGACGACATTGATGATAGCCAGAAATACTACCAGAAACTGATTCCAGATTACTACTACACAGGTTCCGTCCCGATTGATTTTGATCTTCATTCAGAGACTGGAACATGCCTCGTATCTTCGCTGTGCAGCATGAAGTTGTCTGAGCTGTACAAGAAAGGGTATCATCGCGTAGGAATCGTGTTCAACACTGATCCGCACAACGAGCCGGGGGAACATTGGATTGCTGCGTTCCTCGATATGCGTCCCGAGCTGGAGAATGCGAAGATGACGTATTTTGATTCGTATGCTCAGAAACCGGAGAAAGAGGTTGAGCGGCTCATGCAACGTTGGAAACAGCAGGTGGATGAGATGGGCATATTTAAGAAGCCAACAGTTTTGACGTATAATGCAACACGGCACCAGTACAAGGATGCTCAGTGTGGAATGTACTGCATCTACTTCCTTCACTGCTGTCTCTTTGATATTCCAATGGACAAACAGGTTCCCGACGATGTAGTAATGCTGATGCGTCCGCTGTTCTTTAATTATAAACAACATCCTGCTAAGAAATAATAAGAGGGATGGACTCACAAACAGTATTGTGGTATGTTGTTCTAGCAGCCATCGCCTGTCTCGGCGTTGCAGTCACAACTCTTGCCTACGTCAATATGGTCAATTTTCCTCCATCGGATGCAACGCTAATAAAGGATCTGGCGGTGTATTCAGAGATTGTGAAATCTGCACCTATTGGATGTCCGTCAGACAATGTTCTGTGCGACTACTACATGGCCTCATCGGGGTTCACAGTGATTCCCTCAACGACCGTGTACACCTATATTACCACAGGTGCGATTACGGAGGTTATTAAGGGCGGAGCTCGTCTTATTGAACTGGATATCTACTCGGTTGGAGGCGAACCAGTCGTTGGTCTTGCTGATTCCAAGACGGACAATATGTTCACCTACAACACTCTCAAATTTGAAGATTGCTGTACTACACTGGCGAACACCATGTTTACTCCAGGAATCACGCCGGGGCATGCAAACCCTTTCGTTCTATCCCTGAACTTCCATTCGGAAGACAACAAATTTATTACGCAGTGTGCCGATATCATGAAGATGACTCTTCGTAAGTTTATGTTGCACAATGCATACTCGTACCAACGTAAGAATCTGGCGGTAGAGCCTATCTGCAACCTGATGGGTAAACTCATCATTGTGAGCGGAGGAAATACCAAGGGTAATGGAATGGATGAGTTGGTGAATATGTCGTGGGCATCATCCAATATGCGACGCCTAACCTACACGGAGGCATCGCAGACGTTTGATCATGAAGAGTTGATCGAATACAACAAGCGGAATATTACGCTTGTGGTTCCCGATATGCGGTCGTCAGAAGTGAAGAACAAGAATCCTGAAATTTGTTTTGCGTACGGATGTCAGTGGGTTGCTATGAATTACGGATCGCTGGACAATCCTATGGAACTGTACACAGGCCAGTTCCTAGATAATTCATTCGCAGTGAAGCCAGACCCCCTGCGTTACCAGCCAGTCACCTACAAGAAGCCTGAGCCTCAGAGTGCTGGCGTGTCGTTCCAGCCGAAACAGATTACTTCACCCATGTACGATTTCACAATAAAGTCTAACCAGTGAATAAATAGACATGGAAGGTGGTCGCTCAGCATGGTTAAAAGCCGTCATGGCCGCGAAGAAGCCCGGCATGTCCCTCGGTGACGCGATGAAGGCGGCGAAGAAGACGTACAAGAAGGGCAAGACGGGCGGTACGCTGATGGAGAAGGCTGGCCCGATGGGTGGTCGCCGCCGCAAGAGTGCAAAGGTTGGTGGAACCGCGTACGGATTCACGGGCGGCCCGTACACCGACTCTCAGTTGGCGGATGGTGCCGGTCGTTTCCCTGCCCTTGCGGACGCCACATGGAAGGGTCCCTCGGAGCTGCTCGGTGGCCGCCGGCGTCGCCACACCAAGAAGGCGGGTCGTCGTTCCCGCAAGGTCGGTGGCGATGGTTCCCAGCTCGCCCCTGTGTCTCCTGATGGAAAGCCCGCGGATCTACCCTACGCCGAGCCCTCGGTTGCTCCTGCGTCCCAGCAATCGTCGGGACCGGTAGGCCCTGCCCCCGAAGATGCCCAGAGCGGCCCCGCGGGCGTAGGTGGACGTCGTCGCCGTCGCAGCTCCAAGAAGGTGAGCAAGCGCCGCCACTGAATGACTAAAGAGTGGAATAGATATTCCGCACATCGTTCTCAATAGGAAACCGCGGAAAGTGCGTGTATGTCCCACCAATAAAACACGATAGAAATCCCCATTCGTGGGAAAAAGAAGGAACATAGACCTTGTCGAACACAGGGTCAACCTTGAAACACTGCTTCATAGTTTTTTTACAGTTTGCGATGAATGCCCAACACGGGTGATCATTACAAAGTGAAACTGGTCCTACATGAGCGGTGATGATCGCATGATCATCAAGAACGCGGGGAAGGGTGGACAGAAGATCAATGTACAGTGCCTCCATACCCTCTCCATCGGGATCAGGGAGATCAATGATAACACCGTCATAGATTTGATCGGTAGACGCCACAAAGGCAAGAGCATCACTAAAAATAAGGTTTGTTCGCGGATCTACTAGAGACCCCATGTTCTCAGGTAGGTTTGTCTTTGCGAACTGGACGAATTCCTGATCCCAGTCGACTATTGTAATGCTTGTAGTGGTCGGGGATTTGTAGAGATTTCTCGCCGCCAGTCCGTCCCCTCCTCCCAGAATCAGAATTTGTCGTGACTGCTGAAACATAGGGGTCGTGAGTAGATAGTGATACCGATGCTCGTCCAGTGTCGAATACTGAATCTCCCCGTCCATGATCAGCATCGTCCCGTGGTTTAGTGTTCGTACATACTGGACATGGCTCTTGGACGTCTGAAAGTCGTGATGCACAGCACTCACATCGTAGGTCACCGTCTGTCCGTACTGGCTTTTTTCCGACATTGCTGCTGAAGAGGATAGCACAATTCTTCCAGACGTGCTGGATGTTGCTGGTCGTAGTAGTTTTTATTCTTTGATCGGGCTGTGAGTAAGTGCCTTCCATGAGATGGGGAAATGGGGTTCGAGGAGTTCAACAATAGCACGGGCGTATGCCTGGATTTCCCGCTGTGCCCCCGGATCCGTTCTGAGGAGTACAAGGCGAGAATAAGCAGCCAACGACCCTGTTTCCACGAATTCCGTATACATTCCCTGCGGAAGAACAGACCGAGCAATCTCGGGGGCTACATTATGTTCCAGAAGATGCTCGTAAAAACTCACCGCTGCATCACAGTGCTCCTTGATTTCAGCAGACAGAACAATGGAGTTCTCGACTGGAGTCTCCATACTTCCTTGCTTGATCTTGGGATCACGAGCACGCAGATCTTCGGGCGAAGGAATCCACGTCTCGGGCTTGATATCTACGTAGCGACGAGACACCTCGTTACGGGCAAACCCGATCTGGTGACGAAACCATTCGCGGGCCACAAAGATCGGCATCTTGATCCGTAGCCGGATCTGGGGATGGAAAAAAGGACTGTTGTGATTATGCTTGGCTAGGTAATTGATCAGCTTCTCGTCATTTGCGGAGAATTCGTACGACTCCTTTGCAAACGATACACGGGCGGCATTGACGACGGTGAGGTCGGCACCGAACACATCGAGAACCTGTATACTACCGATACCGTCGGAAGCCTTCCAGGACATTCTTATTTGTATATATACGCACACTATGCGTAATCCTAAGTTAAGTTACCACATACTGATATCGTCAATCTTGCACTCGCCCTCGGGTTCGGCATTCGCCTTCTCCACCCGACTCTTAATCTGCTCACGGTAATCCACGAACGCCTCTTCCTCGTTGCCCTCGGGTAGACGCGTCTCGTCCAGCAGAATGTCCACGAACCCCGTACCGCAGGGGGGCTTTTGGCCGAACATGATGTTCGCGGACACACCCTTCATAGGATCAAACTCAGCAGCTACAGCGGCATTGAACAGAATCTTGGACGTTTCCTCAAACGACGATTTGGCCAGAACACCGTTGTCGTGCTTGCCCATACCGAAGCGGTTCACGCTGAGTAGACGGCCTTGGTACGTCATAGAGTCCAGAAGAACGCTGATGTGATGGTAGTTCACATACGCCTCCTCAAACTGTTCGGCAAACTCGTTGCACGTCGCCTGACGGGCGGCCTCAATGCCGAACACATCCAGGACCTCGTAAATATGGTTGCTGAAACTGCGTGTTGTATCCACGCTGTCGTGAGCCAGCAGCTCAAACAGATTCGCACCCTCCACATCCAAGACGTGTTGCTTCTTGGAGATGTAGCCGTTCACGGTATCGTCCCAGATCATCTCCTTGTTGACCTCGCGAACGAACACGCGACCCACACCTTCTACTCCAGAGATCACGACATCTAGAACGCGCTCCTCGAGGAACCGGAGGGTGAGGAGGTTCTTGACGGTGTCCTCGGGGAACACAATACGCATCACCAGCTTCTCAGAGTTGGAGTCTGAGTAGACGCACTGGAGAATGTGGAGACCAGCGGCTCCAAGCTTGTCCTGGACCAGGACCATATCCTGGATATTACGAGCGGCTAGCTCGGTGTCGTCAAACTCTAGACGCATCACCCACTTGGACGCACACTCGGACTTACCGGTGGAGAACCGCTGGTACGTCTGCAGGATCTCGCGATCATCGGCAACCACGGACTCGGTGGTGAGGGGGAATGGATCATAGTACATCCGCACGGACTTGGTGATGTCGCGTACAGTAGTCTGCTGGATTTCACGCTTCATCATGATAGCCTGCTCGTAACTATCTGCCGTTGGGTCAGACTTCAAGTACACGAAGTTCAGAGGCTTCTTGGGATTGCGGGGAATATCCAGGAGTTCCTGAATACGCGGCAGACCCTGCGTCGCACCGGCCTTGACGGTACCGGCAGAATGGAAGGTGTTCAGGGTGAGCTGCGTCGTCGGCTCGCCAATAGACTGAGCAGCGAGGGCACCCACCATCTCGCCAGGATGAACCTGGCTCTTGATGTAGCGGAACCGAATCTCACGAATCATTTCGTCAAAGATCGCCTTAGTGAAGCGATGGTCCAGAATGCACTTGCGAGGAGAAAGGTAGTACCGCAGGAGACAGTGGAACACCCGGTTAGGGGCAATCCAGGGCTGCTTCATCAACTTGGTGAGTTCGTCAATGATATACTGTGGCGTCAAGTCGGTCTTGGTAGAATAGGGATTGTGGTACTTCTCAATCATCCGCTTGAGATGGACCGGGGCCAGAACCTCGGTCTTCTTCGTCATCAGGAAGACGTGCTTGACCATCATCTCGCGATCGGCAATGAGCTCCTCCACCAGATCAGGAGCCTCGGTAATAGTCTCCGTCATGAACGGGGTAAGCTCCTCTACTGAGAGAGCGTAGTTCTTGTAGATATCTTCCAGCGTCATGAGTGCTAGATTGATTGGCTGGGACTCTACGCACGTAGAATCAATGCCGTCCTCGCCGTACCGGTACTGAATGATGGTCCCGGTATTGTTGCGGACGGTACCGTCGTGCTCGACGCGCATGTCCTCCATCGTCTTCATCATACGACGCTGAATGTAGCCGGTATCCGAAGTCTTGACGGCGGTATCAATCAGACCTTCGCGCCCACCCATGGCGTGGAAGAAGTACTCGGCGGGACGCAGACCCTGGACGAACGAGGACTCTACAAAGCCACGAGATTCGGCACCGTCATCAAACTTTGTGAAGTGGGGAAGTGTGCGATCCTGGAGAGTGAACTGAACACGCTTACTATCAATGATTTGCTGACCTAGGAGAGCCACCATCTGCGTGATATTCAGGTCAGAACCCTTGGCCCCCGACTCAACCATTTGGACTAGACGATTGTCGCGAGGCAGGGTCTCCATCACGCGCTTGGAGATCTTTGCCGATACGTCCTTCAGTGCACCCTGGATCTGGTTCTCCAGCTCCTCGCCATCCGAGCGGCCGCTGTTGTTGAAGAACTTCCCAGCGTGGACGTCCGTGAGAATCTCTTGGACCCTCCGCCGACCTTCCGCCAACGTCGCGGCCACGAACTCCATCGTTTCCTTATTGGACTCTAGATCAGAGGCCCCCGTGGAGAAGCCCGTGTGGAGATTGAACTTGGTGACTACGGACTGCACCTCGTTAATGAACTGACCGCACCGCTCGTGGCCGAAATCATTAAACAGAACGTGGAGCACGCCCTCGGAAGGAGTATTGAATGCGCCCTTCTTCAACAAGCCTTTCTTGAGCACGCCATTCTCAATCTTAACACGCTCATTGAAGTTCATGAGTGGGAAGGTGGCGGAGATCACGTCCATACCCGTGTGATCCTCACCCGTCTTCTTGAAAGCGGACAGAGGACGCCGAAGCTTGGCCATGATGTTCATCACCGCGTGTTCTGGAATCCGGACCTTGGGATTGGAGATACGGAAGGCACCCGTGAGCGTATCTTGCACCATCTGGATGATCGGAGCATTGATACGGGGACTGATAATCAGACGGAGGACAGAGGCCAGCTGGAGCAGCTCGGTCTCGGCAGCGACCGATTGGGGGAGATGGAGGTTCATCTCGTCACCATCAAAGTCAGCGTTGTAGGGCTTGGTGGCCGAGACGTTCAGACGGAACGTAGATCCGGGCAGGACCTTGACGCGATGGCATTCCATAGAGCCCTTGTGGAGCGACGGCTGCCGATTGAACAGGACGTAGTCGCCATCCACCATATGACGGTGAACAATATCGCCCTCGTGCAGATCAATCAGGTCAGTGTTCACATACTTCAGAGAAATTGGGCGGCCAGCCTCCTTCAGAAACACGGTCTTGGCTCCAGGGTACTTCACGCCGTTCTTGACGGCCGCCATCAGCCGATCGCGGTTATAGGGCGTCACGATCTCAGGCTTGGTCAGGTTGCTCGCAATCTCCTCAGGGACACCGAGCTCGTCCACGTCAATGTTCGCATCGGGTGTAATCACGGAGCGGGCGGAGAAGTCGACACGCTTACCCATCAAGTTACCACGCACACGACCTGTCTTGGCCCCAAGACGGGACTTCAGGGTCTTGAGCGGCCGACCGGAACGCTGAGCGGCTGGGGCCATACCTTTGATATCGTTGTCCACGTAGGTCGCCACATCAAACTCTAGCAGCTGCGTCCGCTTTTCAATGATATCACGGCTCTGACCACGATCAATTTGTTCACGGAGAATCTGGTTGCTGCGGACAATATCAATGAGCTTGTGAGACAGGTCATCATCCATCCGCTGATTATCCTCCATCATGACCGGTGGGCGGACGGTCAGGGGAGGAACGGCAAGAACCGTACACACCATCCAGGCAGGATGGGAGTACTTCGTATCAAAGCCGAGGATCTTCACCGTGTTATCAGTGAACCGCTGGAAGCAGCGGAGAACCATCTCAGGTTGGAGAGGGACCGTATCATCGGACCCCAGCATCTTGCCCTGGAGAGAGCACACTGTTCCCTGGATCTTCTCTACCTTCTTCAGAACCTGGGTCCCGCAGGTCGCACACACACCCGGCCTGTTCTTGAAGGCCTTGGCGATGTAGTCTACCGACCGGCTGCGAAGATCGGAAAGACGGTCCATACCCTTCAACTCAGAGTTCAGGAACACATCTTCGGAGAAGCTGTCGTGGCCGGCGATGTAGAGGGTAGAGCAGTTAATACAGACGCAGTTCAGAACCTTGATTGTATAATCTAGGAACTGGTAGAGGTACACTGGACGGGCGAGGGTAATGTGACCGAAATGTCCCTGGCACTGCAGGTTCGTGTGCTTGCAAGTAGGACAGACCTTCCCGCTCTCAATCACACCCAAACGAGCATCAAACACGCCTCCCGGAACAGGGTTATTACCTTGATGGGTTTTGTCGGTTGTGACCTCCACCACCGAACGGCGGAGGATTTCCTCCGGGGAGGTAATACCGAACTGGATACCCACGATCGACATTGTATTCTTATTAGAGTATCTCGTAATATCTTTTAGCGATCCGTTCTGAACGAATATTTCCGAGTTGAGTATAACGATGATTATCTTCAAAACTGTTCTCACGGACAAACAGATTGAAGACTATAAACGTCCCGAAGGCACCAAAACTTACGAATGTGGAGCAGGATTAAACTGTGCGTTCTGTGCCCTCAAGATGCTTGGAGTCTACAATCCAAATCTTGAAGAAAAATCGAAGACGTGTGGACCTAGGTTTAGGTCTGGTAAACCCGTGAGACCAGAAGAGTATATCACTGCAATCAAACAGGTTATTGCGGATATGACGGAAGAACATCATGAATTTGCGTTCGCACAGGAGATTGGAAATCCAAGTGTGTCCCTCGCAAAAATTGCTGGGAATCTTCAACCGCTAGAAGCCTGTTACTTTATTTACGGACGTTATGGCGTTGCAACCCATGCCGTGGTGCTTCGTAAGAACAGGGAGGGAGAGGTTGAACTGATTGATCCCCAGCGTGGATCGGACGATGTTGGAAAGGAGTCTGGGTTCACTGCTGAGCGGGCAGCCGAACTTAGAGTTGAACTGACTCCTGAATATTATCGCGTTCGTGGAATTCCTGAAATTGAAGCGGTGATGGTTGAACAATCCGTGTTCTTCAAGTATTGGCCGTCAAAGGAAGCGTTATTTGATGATCTTCCTCATTTTGTGATTGCGTGTCTTATGGTGGATTCGGTGGTGGGACTCAAGATGCTCATTGACGATCGGGATACGTCAAAGTTGATGGAGGTAGAAGATATGCCAACTCCGACTCCAACTCCGAATCCGCCGATGGATGTGGAGGCAGAGGCAGAGTCGGAGATGGAGATGGAAGGAGGTGGAACCGAAACAGTTAACTATCCAATGACGCCTGAGAAAGGGGAGTCTGAAGATGACTTAACAACGTTGAGTGTTAAGCCAGGAGAACGACTTGATCCGACATCAATGAAAAAACTATTTTTATCTATTCAGGAAACAGCTACCGTCAATGTTGATCCTGTGTTATTCAAGACAATTGTAAAACTACTTGGAACGCCCGACGGAGAGGATGTGATTACAAATTTGCTAGAGTTACCCGAAGAGGAGTTTCAAGAAGAAGAAGAAGACGACGACGAACAGATGGGAGGTGCTGCAGTCATGATAACTCCTGAACAGTATAAGACTCAAATTCAAGACTTTTGGACAAAGAATCAAGCAGAAGATCGAGTCAATAGCACGTTTTATCTCATGAAAAAGGCGTTAGAACTCCATAATGTAGAGAGAAACCGTATTTCAAAAAAGGGAATCCTGAAAGGGTATGAATCTCCAAATCCAACAGGTCAATGTAAAAAAGTCGGAGGCGATGCAGTTGGGAACATATGCTGGCTATGTGGCGGTTTTGCTCCTTACAGCTGGGAAAAACTGAAACCAGAAACTCAGATGGGCATATGTAAATTATTTTTTAACCGAAAGGAATGCGAACATATTCTTCCAGTAAATCTTATGTATTTTCTCAAAACACTGGTGAATACGGAAATACCTCCTACAACAGAGATTCAAAAGAAACTTCAAAAATTGCTTTATGACAATAGTTGTAGACTCTGTAACGGGAAAAAGGATAACGGTCTGTATATACGAACGCAAACAATTGATGGGGATATTGAACCCCATGTTCCAAATATTCTTTCGGATGTTCTTACGTTTTTTACAGTATACGGTTCAACGACAGGACCATGCGAGAGTGGCAACGGAAATATGGGAGATGTTCCATCAGAACTTGCGAGCGTTGGAAGTCTTGTCCATGTAAAAGGTAAATACTACCCGAACATCATTCGCGCACAATTAAATCCTGGATTTGTGCCTTCCCCTACAAAACAGTCTACACAGGCCGATAAAGCCAAACAGTTATCTGGTCCTGCACAGATCTTATCGGGTATACAATCTAACTATCCAGAAGCATACCAGAAACTAACAACCGAACCAGGAATTACTGAACCAAGTACATCTACGTTTGGAAATGAAGTTCTTCCTCAAGTCACGAGTATTCTTAAAGGAAAGTTGCACACTGCCGAATCACTTGAGGGACCCTTTAAAGAAATAGCACGAGTAGACCAGAAAGTTGCCGTTGATTGGATTCTTCGTCGTTTCTGTATTATCTATGACAGGATAAGGACAATATGTAATGTTCTGAATAGTCCAGAAGGGAAGGCCCTATGGAATACACAGACAGACTCAATTTTATTAGGAAATGGGGAACCAATGAAACAAATTAAGGCACTTGCAGTTATTAACAATGGTCCCAAATCTGAAAGTACTCGTCTAGACAGAACAACACGTGGATCAGAGGAAGAGTCTGCTCCCGAAGATGAAGAGATGATGGGACAGAAGTATCCTATTGAGCCACCGCCAAAACGCCAACGGCGGGGAGGCGAAGAACACCTCGACATCTCCGTTCATCGGGGAGGTCGGCGTATTGTACATGTAGATCTTTAAGATCTCTAGGCAGGGATCCGAGCAGCATATGCAAGCTTGAACAGGTCAGGTTCAATCTTGACGTCCACTACCTCCAGCGTTGTTTCCAGAAAGTCAATGAGGGCACCGTACTCTTTCCCTTCTTGGGCTAGGAACACTTTGAGTTCTTTGATCTTGTGATCATCTAACCAATTCAGGAGAAGGCGGACCATACGGTCGTACACCAGCTTGTCGGCATAGGTCACGGGTCTATGTTGGCGGGTGTACACTTCCAATTCCTGGAGGGGCGTTGGATTTGGGTTGGGTGATCGCATTTGTATCTGTTAGTAGAGGAACCTTTAAAGTTAAAGCCTGCAGGGACTCTTCTATGTAGATGGAGGTATGTTCCACCTGGCCGCAAATATCAGGGACATCAAAGCCAGGAATCTTCCCGAACTTTTCGTTGCACCTATTGCGAATATCTTTGGGAATGATGGTGTTCGTATCTGACACCTCGTTGATATCCTGTTTAATGTATTTCAGGAAGGTTCCACAGTCCTTGCGACTCGCATAGGGAAGCACCACTTGTTCCTGAATCTTGCGAGAAATATGGTCCCACTTGGTGGCCGAGTGCTTGTAATCGGATGCTAAAGATGTCCAATTGAATTGCTCCTGAATCATCTTGATGATCCCAATTCCGACGGAGATGGAGCCAGTCACTATGGATGTTGTCTTGGGCTCAATTTGGGAACTTGCTAGAGCAAGGTTGACGATACCAATCAGGGAAATTGCGATATTGGTACAGATATTCATAGCGGTGGATCGCCTGCTGTAACGCGAATACGAATGGGTATGCATCCAATTGAATGATTTAGCCTGGTCACACCAATTTGCTAACATCGTATCAATTTGGGGGGTCCATTGCAGTCCAGGTGACGTATCGGGGGTTTCATCTTTGGTAGACATACTAATTATGTCTTATTGAGGTTTTACCGCGTTGGAGTCCTCGGGAGTCTGCGTATCGTGGGGAGTGGGGAAGTAGGGAACATAGGACTTCCAGACCGTGAACGCAAACACGACAAATCCGATAAGACCAAGGAGAATAGAGGTCCACGAGATGCCGAACATGACTATTTATTTGTAGGCACCAGATAGTTTATTGACCCAGCATCCGCAGTTGCGGTTATATCGGTGAGTACTTGTCGTCGCGTGATGCAGTGTGAACGCAGTCCACAGAACTGCCTGGCTGACACCAATATACTTGAATGTCAGGTTGTATACATTCATTTGATCTACGATAAGTGATTTAAATGACCCACCCTCAGTCATATGGTGGCGGGGATATCAAAGCCTGGTTAATGAGCGAGTCTTAAGATCTCGTGGAGTAATCCTCAGGGGTTCAAATCCCCTTCCCCGCAACCCTAACACCTGTAGTTCAGTGGTAGAATGCGACCCTTCCACATACGTAAAGTATTGGCGTAAGGTTGTGACCCGGGTTCGGTTCCCGGCGGGTGTACTTCGTTTGTTTTTTTGAAATCTAGAAAGGTTCCAAAAAAACGAATAACCTCCAAATGCAAGATAAGGAGAGCACTAAGATGCCGCACATTTACGTTCTTGAACTGACCCATAAAAACTACTTTATTGGACGATGCGAGGACTCGGAAGATCTGAACGAGAAACTGGATAACCACTTTCTCGGAAAGGAAGAGATGTTGGATCGGTTTAAGAAGCCAATCACTCTTCCAGTGGTCAAAGTGGATAAGATCATACGCGATATCACTCCGAGTGGTGAAACAAGTTGTATTCTCGCGTACATCGAGATATACGGAATGCTCAAGGTCAACACAAACCTGTACTGTTATCGGTGTGGACACGTGGGACATTACAAGAAGAACTGTATGTCCCGCTGGCACAAGAACGACTTTGAATTGGAGGATTAGTAAGTTTAAATCTGCGTAAGACATAATACTATGTCCTTTTTTGGTAAGATCGCTGAACAAGCGAAGATCGCAGCCATGGCTCAGATTCCCGCGGCCATTGCGGCTAGCAAGGGTCCGATCATTGACGCCATCAAGTCGTATATCCAGAAGAATCCGTCGCAGGCCGATGTGATCAAGCGCAATCTCGCGGAGATTTCGGCAGGAGTCCAAACAGCGGGAACTCGCAAGAAGCGTCGCGGAACACTGAAGGCAGGTCGTCGCTCTCGGCTGCAGAAGACGCGGGCGCGGGCTGGAATGAAGATTCCCGAGACCTATAAGCCGTATGCGAACATTCTTGAGGAGAAGAAGAAGGAGTAAAAACGGACCCATTTAAAGTCTGGGGGATAGAATATAACAAACCCCCAGAATGTCCATCCCCTCCTTTATCGCTCCCCTCCTCCGCCGCCCTGAGGCCCTCCTCCAGCAGATTGCCGAGAATCCCGGAGATATGGCTGATGCCGCCCTCATGATGATCACATCCAGCGCTACCAACGATTACCTAGAGAAGATTGGCGCCGAAGCCATCGGTGCTCGCCACCTGTCCGCCAAGCTCGGCGCCGACGGCATGATGCCCGATGGAACTGAGGTGGAAATCAAGCCCCGTAAGTCCAAGACTCCTAATGCTACCTCGTGCGGTGTCGTGAACGACGACACACCTATGAAACTCAAAAAGTCAGTGGAATCCGATCCCCTGCTCGTTGTGATCAATGCTACGACTGAGTCTCGTGTGAACTGGGCCGTCGTCACCCGATTCAAGTACTGGAATAACGCCCGCTACGCCAAGATTGTGAAAAATCTTGGGATTACTGCCTCCGATGGCTGGAAATGGTCTCTCGCCGAGCTGCCGTATGAACCTACTGATCTGGCTAGCTGCCTCACGGACCTTAATGCTCGCCATGCAGCCCATCGGTACGTGAGGAGCTCGGATCTCCACCTCTCAGTTCTTCTCAAGATTCCTCATGAAGAGCGTAATATCTGGGTCCACCCGGATGTCCCTCACAAGTCACTCCCTAAGGTTATTCAGCAGCTCCTCTGAATTGGAAGCAGAACGTATCTTCCTCTGACCCGCGTGTCTCCACTCCATCCGTGATGCGCGCACCCCCCATTCTTCCTGATCCGCGCATGGTCACCGTCTTCACTAAGTTCCACCCAGCATCTGCATGTATTTTTTTCGTGACGTCGGCGAGAGGATAAGCCCTGTCTGACTTGAAATTCTTGACGCTCCAACAACTTGTCCCTCCCTCCCTCAATTTTGCGAGGCAGGATAGAATCACTGGTTTCAACCAAGTCTCTACCCACGCATCCCAACTAGGATGGTTGGTTGTAGACTGTTCCCCTGCGGTATACAATTCCAGGTTGAAGTAGGGTGGACTTGTGAGAACAAGATCAAACTCACCTGCAGCAATACTGGGAAGAGCGAGTTCGGCAGGCTGGTCTAGAACCGTAGCGGTCTTTCCAATATCTCCGAGTATTCCACGTAGGCCCTGAACCGTATTGGGATCGGGTTCGCAGCCCGTATACTCTGCCCCTGCCGCCAGAGATCCCAACATGCGTCCACCCCAACCGATACACGGATCTAGAACCTTCTTGGCTCCGAAGAACTGTACGATAGCTTTTGACGTGACCGCCCGATATTTAGAGACATTTGCTAACCCACCCATCATCACTAGCATCCGACGAATCTCGCTCTTGTATGGAGTGGAATGCATCTGGATATTGGTAAGAAACGCCTTTTCCAGTTGTACGGCAGTCACAAGGCTCCGGACAGACACGCCCTTCCAGTTCCGAACTTCGTAGAAATGCGGATGCCAGTGATCCAGGATTTTATGTCCAGGGCGGGATCGTGTATCTATGGGCAGAACATCTCCGTTGCCGATCACCTCCTTTTTGCATAAAGACACCCAGTCCTTTTGGCGTTGAGGAACAGTATACTCATCTCGCAAGATAAGGTCGGGATTAGCTACGATCTCGGCGATAATCGGAGCAAGTTTGGATCGGAGGTCGGGTTCCTTTTCTGGAGTCAGTTCCGTCTTAGGAATACTTATATCATCCCGGTCCCAGTAGGTTGAATTTGCCAGAAGTTTGCGAGCCGCAAAGCGAATACCAAGAAGACTCGCCATGTGTGGAATACTCCTATACTTACCTACCACCGAAATTGTCCGTTTTTACACAATATAACAATGGGTTCGCGTTTATCGAACACGTCATGGTGCTGGAGTCCCCGCCAACGGTGTCCCGAACATACTCCATTCCCCAAGAAGAAGACGTACGAAGAGCTTCTGCAAGAGCAAACGGAGGAAAAGATGGCGAAGAAATGGTGGGCCGAACATCGGTCATTGTATGTGGAAGGCCGAGATCCCAATATCTTGGGTATTGGGGATTGCGATACATCAGACAACCCGTAATTCAGCAAAACGGATCGGCCGTTCCCTAGTCGTTTTGGTTGGTATACATCAGCATAGCAACCAAAATGAGCACCAATACTGCATCGCGTATCTATATCGATGATCTAATGACGAATCTCATGGACCTTGAAGGGTTTGTTCGCATGGAGTATGAGAAGGACTTTCCCGACTTCCTTCCTCCTCCTGCAACAGGTCGCCCTCCCCCCCTCACTGATGAACAGATTAATGAGAAGGGCGAGGCGTACTGGACCTACCCCCTGCGACTCAAGCATTACGAGGAGAAGTGCTACATGGCTTTCGAGGCCTGGAATCGCAGGTGTGTGGAGAGTATGAACAACACCACTGCTCTCAACCATCTCAGCTGGCTATGCGAGAAGATCGCGACGGGGCAGCTGAAACTCATGGATGAAGAGTCGGGGGCATGCTTCGAAGCACACGGGTTCTTCTTCGACCAGAATAAGAATTTGGTTCTCACCAATCCCCGCTAAAACCCTAAAATGCTAAACTATTAAAACGGATATCCCATTCCCCAGTCTTTTTCAGTGTCATAGAAACCAAGATGCCCCGTTATACTGCCTGCTATGATGCATACCTGTATTTCGTCGTTCCCAAGTCTGTGAGTGAGTACCTGCTAGAGGAGTACGATGCGAAAAATGACGGAAAGGCGGTTGGTTCGTGGTGGATTCGTCATGGTACGTTCTACTACATAGACAAAGAGGGCAACAGGAAGGAAATTGAGAGCGAGCCTGAACATGATATAGATTACAAGCGTCCGTCTGGCGATGTTATGATTGACGACTGCGATGACGGTGAGGATGAGGAGTAAATAAGAAACTAAAAACGGATTAGGTCTATCCCAGCTTTTTTCAGTTTCATACTAAGATGCCTTACCTTCTTCGTCGTAACGAGTGGATCTGGGGCAAGCCGTGCACGTGCTGCCGTCAGTTTGAGGTTGATCAGGCGAAGAAGGAGGAGACTAGGGAAAAGAGGGCGGCTCGTCGTGCTGCTCAACCCCAGAATCCGCCGCCAGAAACAATTCAAGAGACAACTGTTCCAATGTATCCCACTCTAAGTTCCATCATCACCCGCCAGATGAATTACTATTACGGGTATGGATCGCCATATGGAAATGGAATTAACTAGTAAAAACGGATGCCTTATTACCCAGTCTTTTTCAGTAGCATACTACAGAATGGGTGGCCAAACTGCATTTGCTTACTACGACAATGATTCCCAACTTCTCTCCTACTGGTTGATGCGTGATATGAATCCCCTGGAATTCATCAACTATCTCAACGAGCCACTCCATGTGATCAAGGATGTGGCTCGTCCCTTACTTAAGGGTAATTGTCTGCTAGACGAATTCAAGAGCGAAAAATTTCAAGAGGAACACGATCTCGTGTGGGCAGCTATCATTCTACCCGAGTCCATCGTGTGCTACAATCGCCAATATACGGTGATCATGAAGAAGCGCAAGTAAACGGGTAAAAATAGGGACCTATTTTTGCTTGAGGGAAAGTAATGCCGGTGTACCACAACTACATTGTAGAAATGGCTACAAAGGTCGCATGGGACGAGGACGATGTGAAGCGGGTCCTGTCGGCGAAGAAGTACAAGTACGATCTCTTACATCTCAAGGGTACAAGGCTGACCCGGTTTATTATTACGGTCCACGAGGGTAGCGAGATTGAGGCAATTCTCCAGTCCCTTCACTACCTGTACCCGGTCGGCATGAAGTACAACGCTATCAAAGATTTTTGAGGCGACGGGTCTTACGGGTGCGCCGAGATGATCCTAAGAACCCCCGAATCATTCCAGGAAGAAACGGAGGCAGATCCTTTTTCACACCGACTTCAATCGCCATCTTCGGATTCCGAACACGTTCAATTTTCTGCTTAACCTCATCAAGTGCTTTGGGGTACGTTGCTAGGGTATCGTACACCAGCTGAGGGTTCGCACCGTGTTTCAGGAGGATCTTGATAATTGTATGAATCTTTACGGCTGTTGGAGACTTTACATCGTTGAGCGGCATATTGTCTGCTGCCCAGTACAGTGCAGTCCCGCCTTCCGACCCTTTAGCATCTACTTGTGCTCCAGCATCAATTAATATCTGCACAAGTTCAGGATTATCTTTGTGAACTGCCTCAATCAGAGGCGTATTCTCACCATCTGGGTTTACGGCATTCGGATCTGCTCCATACTCAAGTGCCTCTTTCACGCCATCAACGGACTGAGATTGGATCGCTCTGAACAGTTCCCTGTCCGTAGGTTCTGCACCCGCCTTCTGAGATTTAGGGCCTCGGCGACGAGTCCTGCGTCCTCCTGGTTGCTGGCTCGTATGCCCCTTCCGTCGAAACGTCTCTTTGGCGTTGGGTAACATTCCTGAGGATAACAACCCCTTAAAATACTTCTTCTTCTTTTCGTACTGTGGATCAGTCTTCTTGAGATCCGAGATGTAATTTGTAAGTTTGCTGTCGAGCATGTCCACTACCTCATAACTAGACGCAGGGGGGTTTCTACTCTCTAGTCTAATCTGCTCGTCCAGTATTTCTCGCTTCATACGAGAGATTGATGGTGCATTATCCATTGTATCGTATCCTACTTACTTTACTACTCTATAATTTCTAACTCTACCTCTACCTTTACCTTTTAGTCGCCCTTCACGAAATCAATCGCAGGTTTGAACACCATACGGGCAAACGCTTTCACTTCCTTTTTGTAGTATTCTACAAGCCAGCCAAGGGCAGAGGTGGAGAGTACAACGAGTCCAGCGGAAAATACGATCTTGCGGTCAAGAGGTGTGAAGTTGGAGGTTCCCGTATACTTGTTGAAGCGCAGGACAAGGAAAAGGGCAACGTAGACTTTCACATAGGATTCAAGCGTGTGTATGTATTCAGGGGCATTTTCTACGAGACCTACAAGGACAGCGGCGTAGACCACGTGGATAAGAAGAGCGAGCCAGAGATAGGTTGAGGTATGAAGAGTCCAGATATCCACCATTAACTATTTAGGGAGGAAATAGATATTATTTTATAGGTTTTGGTATAAGTCAATGGGGTACATATACAAAATTACAAATATAATAAGCAATAAGTGTTATATCGGAGAGACTATCCAAGACGATGCCTTAAAACGGTTCAAATCTCATATTTCTGCATCTCGTCGAGGTTCAGGGTGTCCAGCTCTCCGAGATGCGTTTAAAAAATATGGTTTTGAAAATTTTAAGTTTGATGTTCTTATTATTTGTTTTGACGAAGATAGATTTAGATATGAAAAGGAATACATCAAGAAATACAATTCTCTAGTTCCAAACGGTTATAATATAAAAGAATGTGGTGAAGGACCTTCTGGATTTCATCATACTGATGAAACAAAAATGAAAATATCTAAAAAAATTTCGGATCGTATGAATGATCCATTAGTTATGGAACAGAACAGACAAAGATTAAAAACCATATGGAAAGATGAAAATAAACGAAAAGAACAATCCGCGAGGATAAAAACATCAGAAAATCATAAATTAAGTATTCTTAACAGACGGCAAACATATATACATTCTTACGAAACAAAAATAAAAATATCAAACACCCTTACGGGGAAACACGCCGCGCTGCCTGCCGAACATAAAAAGAAAATTTCTGAATCAATGTGTAAACCCATATTACAGTATGATAGTAAAAATACACTTATACGTAGGTTTAAAAGTACGAATGAAGCTACATCTATTTTAAATTTACCAAAAGGAGGGATATCCCATGTCCTTTGTGGGAAAACAAAAACGTGCGGAGGATTTATATGGAAATTTGAATAATTGGTTTAAAGGGATTGGCCTTCATGAAGATATGGAGATATAATATAGTGGTAGTATGTGAGGTTCTGATTCTCAACACCTAGGTTCGATCCCTAGTATCTCCACCATGTTTCTCGGGATAACTCAGTTGGTAGAGTGACGGATTGTAGCTAGTAGAAAGCTAAG